GCCGGTATGAAACTGGGTCTTAACAAACTTAATACGAATATTAACAGATCCTCGCCATAATTTGAAATGACTAGCCAATCCAAACACTGGATGGGCGGATACTGTAGAAATCGTTCTAGATGAATAAGATTCATCAGGGTTTTGAGTATGCAAATTTGTCGGAGAAATTCCAACTGCAAACAAATAACCCGGGTCTGAAGTAGACCAAGTCTCAGTAAATAGGTATGTTTCAACCTTCTTCAAATAATTAAATGACATTTCATCTTCATCAGTTAATCCCATCTGGACTGTTTTCAACTGATTTTGGGAATCCAAAGCCAACTTATACGAATTCTTAACACCATCATAATTAGGAGCGTTCTTGTGATACATGGACGCTATTGGTGTAGGAGTCAAAGTATTAGTTGGTTTAGACCAACCAAAAGAAGAAGCCAGATTGGCTCCAATATTGGCGGCCCAAGACAAAGGTGCCATATAAGCACTTATTGAGGGAATCACAGATAAGGTAGAAGCCGCTTGGGAAGTTAAACGCAAAGCAGAAGACACAGGGCCTCCCGACATTTTGTCTGCCTCAGCAGACTTTCCGCTAACTCTAGCTTTCTTAAATCCCGTGGAAGAAGATTGGGGAAAGATCGGAGCCTTAAGTTCCACATCTTCCCACCAGACATACATTGAATAAATACACTTCGTAACAGACGTTCCAAACTCTAATGGAGAAACAACGTCTAAATAAAATGTACCAAACCCGAATACATCATCATCTAAGATGTCCGGGCTCAGTTCAGCATAATGATCTGGTCGAATAAAAGGTATTTTCATTTCACAATAAGAATCCCTACAATCTAATTCAACATGGGGATGTTGATACTTCTCTACTAGAGAATAATTGTGTTGCCTAATCAAAGCAGGATTCATAATTCTGGTTGCAGGAAGGTAATGTAGCAAAAGTCTCCCTTGGTGAAATGGCATAGCGTTGATCGTAACGCGGACACAAATTGTTCCTCGGAACAAATTGTAACCCTTAACTTTATCTGCCCACATAGTGAACATTCCAGGATATGGAGTCAAGGGGGTAGGAATAATAGTATCATTCACAGGAACGGCTGGTAACCATTCATCTCTGACGTATAACACTGGTCTTCCTAAAAATCCGGCGATAGATGAAATCTCACTTTCAACACTATCAGTAGTTTTTGGTTTTTGAGGCGCCAAAACAGCTCCATCACCACCATCCACAAAGGTGGTAGTTACATGAGCTTGATTCGACGTATTTTCAGGTGTATCTAAAAGGGCTGAGCCACTGCCCCCCATTGGCTCGGTTGTTAAAATTGAATTATCCATAATTAAAATACAAGTATATACCCTACATTCTTTACTATTTACAATTGAATGTATGGTCCCGGCTATTCGAATTCCGGAATTGAGCTTGTTTTCCCTGGTAGCTCTAACCAGGTAGATCAGGCCGAAGCCCCATTGAACGTTTTTATGGGAGAACGTTCTAAACTCACATATCAGTCAGAGGATATACTCTTCCCGGGCAGCACACGCGAATAGTGCGCTACGCCAGTCAGAGTAAGGAAGCGACTCACCGAATTCCTCGTAATAAGGTCCACTAAGGTCCTCATAAAAGTCATTCCAGTCACTTTCTCCCCAATTCGACATTTCTTCCTGTGCTTTTGCGACAGTTTTCTTATAATCATCTAATGAACCATTACGGCGCATCCAGTTAATCATATCAAAAATAGTCTGTTTAGCCAGGGGCCCCACTACTCTTCCGAGCAAGGGCTCAAAACGGAAAGACCTCTTCAAATAAGTCACCAAGGATAAAGATAGTTTATACCCCACCTGGCTGACTTTATCTTCAGAAGTATAGAAGAAACCAATCTTCAACAATTCCGCCTGCAATTTCAACGGGTCAATTTCCAACTCATCAGAAATTGCCATGCCATTGTCGTCTCCGTTAGTAATGAATCGAACTGACTCCTCAATAATCTCCCAAAGAGGAAAATGAACAGCGGATTCATACTTTCTTCCATTCAGTAAAACTGAAACTAGAGCATATCGAAGAATTATATTGTTGACCATCGAATTAAACAATGCTGTAAGGAAACAACCAGAAGGCATTCCTCCAAGCATCTCGATAATGAAAGTCTCACTACCGATGATTTTAACAAACTTTCTTCCTTCGTCATTCTCAAGAACCTCATAAAGAGGATTGGAAATCACAACATGACAATTGGCAATATCTTCAATTAGACAAAAACGAACTCGTCTTTCTTCTTCAGGGGCTCCAATATACCAGTCATCGGCAATCAAAGCACAGAACTTAAGTACAGCAAAGAATACTGACCAATCCCACTTGCTGAAATCACCAAAAAGAAACTTATATCTGCCATGGCCTAGAGAGCACAAATGATCATACAACAACTGCCAATCTGGTCCATAAGGATTAATTCCTAAGGACATACAGTTGTTGGTGTGATTCTTTTGCGCCCACACGGAAAAACTTCCAAAAGCAGCTCTACACTCAGAGACATTATTGGCATCAGTGATAATAAACCCTCGAGTTTTAATATCAAGTTTTTCAAATGGCAAACGTTCATCTTTAAGACAAAATTCTCCAAGATGGTGAACGCGCTCTCCTCGAGACATCATTTCAATATCGTCATTATATCTCTTCTCGAAATCTTTCCAATACTTAGCTTCTGGATCCACAACACCTCCTTCAGTTCCGAACATCTGAAACTTTTTATTTACACCAGGAATCTGTTGCTTCCAGTAGTAACCTGGAGAAGTCTTGTACGATAGAGAATGCATTCCATCTTGAGTACCCGTCACGGACTCTACGCATCGATACATTTTCCGCTCAACTTTAACATTAGAACGCTCATTCATGACTTTCTGAAAGCTACGAGCTGCATCATGCATTTGATCCATATCGAAAGAAGGATTAATTTGTCCAAAGCCCTTCGAATTCACTTCAACAGGGTTCACAACTTCATCTGTTCCCGCAGGAATAAAAGGTGAAGTTCTAGACAAATCCTTTTCCGGAGGATAAACTTTGCCATGTAAGGGGGATTTCACAAAGGCGGATTTTGCCGGTTGGTAATTGGCAGGCACTTCCTTCTGTCTAATAGGAAATCCATTAAAGGACCCACTTTCAGTCGTCGGCAACGTACCAGTGACAGCTGGTTCCTTCTTCTTAGGACCATATTTTCCAATCTTATAGAACATCTTGTGAATTTCTCTTCGCACACGAAGTACATCAATCACCTGTTCCAATTCTTCTTTACATGTGGCTACAGAAAAGCCTCGTCCCTTACCCCCAGCGACGTGTATCCCGACTATTTTAGAAGTCGGAAACGCTGTGTCGGCAGTCCAGGCTAAAGCACCACAATCCCCTTTATCCAACTGAACAGGATAACAGATGCCCATCTCACAATAAATAGGATGGATATCGTCTCGCTCATCTGTCCACTCTTTCAGTTCTCCGTCAGTAACAGGACCACAAGCATACTTATACCTTTGGAAATTGGCCTCAGTAACGGCAAATCCCGCATTTAAGGTCTGACGCTTAGAAGAATACCATGGAATTTGTAAACATATCCCTATCTTCTTCATCTGCATTTTATCCAATTCATCCTTGGTAATGAAATGATGTAAAATCGTATTACGAGCTGGCATCAAAACAGGACCAAAATCCCATATGATGTCATCACAATTATTTCCCATAGTTCCTTCCCTAATTAAGCATATACTCGGGAAATCAGTACCTTCAACCAAACCTGGTTTATAAAAATCACTGAAAGGAAAACTCACTCTGGAATTAACTCCAGGAATTGACATTTGAATAGTGACATCAAAATCATTAATCTTGTCATCCCTGGTGTACATAAAGAGTAAAGAATCAAGGAAATGTCTGGGCATACGAGCATAAGTTTCAGTAAGGAAAGTAATATTTCCTATCACAACCAATTCTCCACCAGCATCTGGTGCCATCATAACAAACTGATTATTCATTAACACAGAATCAATTTGTTGCTTCAAGTTGTTAGACAACTTAGCAGAGGCACTCTCCCCTGACACAGTAGAAGTAGTTGTATGAGTCTTAAGAACAGAAGTTAATCTAGACTTACTAGAAGTCTTTGATCGACCGGATCTAGTAGATCCACTCTGTGCCAAAACATCTTCAACAACT